TATAACACATTTTATTAAGCATTATTTCCTGTAAAAATCTCGGAAATAAAGAAGTCGGTAAATTCTGCAATTGCATAGCCTCGCTACTAATACCCCTGTTACATACTTCATACGCTAAACTTTGATGGTTCTTATGAGTACCGTCATAATACATAATTCCGTTATGGAATCTAAATATGTACCCACGATCAGCCTTATATCTAAGCATCAAGTCGTTTAACATTTGGTGTATTAATATACTATTCTTAATATCATGCTTTATTTCATCTTTCTTTACCTTACTTTCAACGACTACTGTAATTAATGACTTGTAATAAAACAAAATAAAACTAACGAATAGAAGTATTAAAAGTGTAAATTTCGCTTTTCTCAGTTGCTCTAAAATGTTTTTTATTTCGTTCATTATATTACAAATTAAAAAGGAATGTTAGGAATAGTTACATCAAATTCTATTGGTTGTCCTAAAACATTTTCTAACTCTTCTACATATTGAATAAAGTAAAATAACTCAATAGGTGCATAGTCATAATTAACCCAGTATAATGTATCTCCTTGGGGGTTTGGAAGTCCTTTATATGTTGCACATAATTGACGTGCATTTATTGCTTCTTGTTCTGTTGTATATATATAGCCTAACATAATTAATAAATAGAATAAAATGAATTAATATTGCTTTCCATTGCTGACACGTTTGAGCTTTCATCTGTTGGGTAAAGAATAACCTCCATTGATTTCATGTGAGCATAACCAGATAATGTATTCCTTTTTAAAGCACCAATAGTTAAATTGTTAATAACTATATTACCAACTGATATGTTAAAATTACTAACTAAATTAATTGCATTTCTATTATTTGATGTGGTAGTGCCATTTGACCATTGAGATAGTAATTGTTTGCCTGTTGTTGGCGTGCTAAATGAATTACTTTTAATTGTACAACCTGAGTCTCTCCATGAGAACCCGTGCAAAGTGTTGCTATCACTCCTAAACGGAATAATAAATTCACAAGCAGATGGTCCTGATTCTCTCGAGATAGTTAAAGTTTCGTTATATCTTAAAGTGCTATATTCCAATACTTGATAAGTAGAGATAGGTTTGTTAGTTCCAGAAAAAACAGAGTTTAAAACAGTTAAATGGTCATCAACTCCATCAAATTGCATACATACACTTCCAGATGAAGTAATTAAACTACCAGAATTTACAATCATTGGCTGATTTGAAAATGTTATCTGTTCAATATTTACAGAATTTCCGCTTTGATCATACCATTTTGTAATATAACCACTATTAGAGCCACAATGACTAAGTAATGCTGTAGTATCTAATTGACCTGAAGAAGTAAAACCAATATCTGTAGACACGTTATCACTTGAGCGTCTTACACTAATTGCCGAACCTGTGTAAGCACTTCTTAATTTTCTTAACGAATAAGCCATGCTTGCACCGGTATATAAATCTAAAGGCGGTGTGTAAGTCATACCTACAGTACTCGAAATTATTCCATGAGTTGATATTATCATAATTTACGCTGTTAAATCACCACTAATATAAAACTCAGTTGCTGAAATTGCTATAATTGTAGCCAACGAATATTGTCCAGTCAATTTAAGCTTTCCGCTTGGACTTCTTAAAGTAACTCCAGCACCTGCTACGAATGTAACTTGACCAGCTCCATATTGAGATACTAAAATTTGATTCCCTGCAGTAAATACACCGCTATCAATTGTGTTATTAACAGGGGTTGCAGAATTATATTCAATCAACTTATTATTATCTCCAGCTACTAACGTATAAGATGCTGTTTTGCGGTCTAACGTAAGATTTTTAGTTGCTGCGTTGTCAATTGCTGTTAATTGAGCATCTGTAACAAATCTTTTATTTGAACTATCTGTAATATTAGCCGTTGTTGTAGTGTCACTATTTGCAACATTTGAAAGACCTACATCCGATTTAGTTACGTTGTGAGGGTTACTACTAGTTAATTGCGAGTGATCGTATGCAATCTTACCTCTATCCCCTCTGTAAGCACTTGCAGAAGTTTCGCCTAATGCTAAAGAAGGGCTAATTTCTACGTAAGTACTACCGCCCCAACGATAAGTAAGGTTGGTATCTAAAGCAATGTATATCTTTCCGCTTTCACCCGTAACAGGAAATGCAGATAAATTCGCATATTCTACAACGTCATCAACAAATGAAGGTAACTGAGCAGAAGGAACTTTACCATTAGAATCTAATTCAGCTAAACCATTATTGGCACCTTTTAAATCAGTTGTTAAAAACGTGCCGTAAATATTTGTGCCACCTCTTTTAATACTATATATAATACGAATTGGATCTAAATTTACCAATGTAGCGTAAATGTAATTATCTTGACCTGTTATATAAGGTAAAGAATCAGCAGATTTTGTAAATTCACTCGTGAATGTAGGTGCAACACTATCATTATGCAACATAACCGAAGTTACATTACTATACATTGTAGGCTCAACATATACACCAATGTTACCTGTTAATGGATTGTATGATAATCCAGAACCACTTATTGCGTGGAATGTTTTTTTATTAAATTTAAAATTTAAGTCGGCAGATTGTGCAGAGTAAATAGTTTCTTTTTCAGCTAATTTTGGAACTGTTGGACTATCCGCTGTACCTGCTAAATCACCGGTTAATCTAACCTTTCCTTTAACTAACGTCGTCGCATCGGGTGTGCTTGCATTACTTACTGCTGTATCAACATAATTCTGTTGTGCTGTTGATATTGGTTTATTCAAATCGCTTGTATTATCTACATTATTAAGACCTAAATCGACTTTACTAATGTTAATATTAATTGTATTTGCCATAATTTAATTATCTAAAGTTATTAATGTTACATCTTCTTTATAATTCGTATTTACATACACCTCAAAAATCATATCTTCTAATTCGTAGGTTGATCCACTCGGTGCTGAAACACTAAATGTACCGTTACTATTTACGATTAAAACAGGATCACAACCTACACTTCCATTTCCTCCGAAATCATACCCATTCAAAGGTAGTTCACAAATACCGTTAGTGTCTCTAAGTTCAATTGTTACATTCATTACGTGACCAGCAACCTCATCTTTACCTCTTTCAACAAACGAAGTAACGTTTCCTTGTGTAACACGTCCTAAAACTTGCCACCTTTGGGATTTCTTCATTATATTAAAGATATCTCTGCAGATCTGAAGCGTGTCCGATTTAGTTTCTATTAAATTAGAATTGTCCTTGTATACCTTATCTGCTACAATAATGAATAATTGAACGCTAGTGTTAGAAATATTAATAGAACCGTTGTTATAATCACATACGAGCAATGGATATTCTAATTCACGATTTTGCAAAGCCAAATTAAACTCACCAAAGTAGTAAGAATTCAATTGATAGTGTGAATCTTGAATTGCTTTAAGTTCCGCAGAAAGTTGGTTTATACTTGTTATCATGCAAAATTGATATTAGTATCTGAAAAACCTCTATCTGGATTGATTTGGTTTAAGTCATCACAAGGATATAAATAATCATAATATGAAGTATATTCAGGATAAACCGTATAATTCAATTTTAAGAACCTAATCAACCTTTCACGATAGAAATTATAGTCTTTATTTAAAGAGTTGCTTAAACGGTTTAATTCGTCCTCGTTTACTGTGTTAACACCATCCGAACTTACTCGAGCTACTCCGATTTGTCTAATCTCTAAAGTTGTCATATCTGTTGCTCTTTTTTCAACTGCAGCAACTAAGCAAGGACTAATATAAGTATCTAATAATAATACCTCATCAGCATTAAGATCGTCATTATCTACACCTGTTAAAAGTCTATTAAATAATTGACTCCCTAAAATAGACTCTAGTACCGTATCTTGTACCCTAGTAATTAAAGTTGAGAGCAATAAATCATCTACATTTGAAGAAATATAAGATAACGCTTTTAGGTTTGTTGTGCTTATTAAATGTGCCATAACTTATCTTTTTTCAATTATCGTTTGATACCACGTGTGCCTGCACGAAGGTGTATGTACTTTTGTTTCTGGATTAGTATACCAGCCCCCTTTGTATTCCCAAACATTCCTATCTATTCCGTTAGCTTTTAACCTTGCTGTAATTTGGTTTATTTCTTCACGTGTGAACACTCTTTTTAAGTCTAGTAGATTTTTACAGAATGGTCTACTTTCACCTTTTAACGGTGGTATTCCCTCACGTTCACGGTATTGGTAAACGACCTCGAATGATACTTCTCCAACGTTTGTTTTACCTTTTGGAGTTAACTCAAAGCCTTTAATCATTCCTAATTTTTCAAGCTCTACTAATTGACGAGATACATACGTTGCACCCTTATCAATAGCTTTTACGATTGATCCGTAACTTTCACCGTTGTTAATCATTTCAACTATCTTCAACTGGTCTTGTGTTAAGTCGTTAGCAAATGAATATTTTGAAAGTAATTCCTTTTCGGACATTTCAAGTTTAGTAAAGTCTTTAACCTCTTGTGAAAATACTTCTTTGTAATCTGTACGCCCTAACTCAGAAAACCAACTAATTACAGTCTCATCACTTAATTCTGTTGAGAATGTAGTTGGTGTGCTTACAATTACGTCACCATTTGGTAAAGGTGCGAGACCAGCCAAAGCCCTTTGCTCGTTAATCGTTAAATTTTTCAATACCGCATTTGCTAATAGTGGACTCATTTTATTAAGTGAGTCTGCAACGATTGATTTAGAATCTGGTTCTTGTGATAAACTCAAAGGTTTACTTATAAAGAAAATATCCCCATAAAAATTATTAAGTGTATAATGAGCGTATTCTAGTGCGTCGGTAATTATCTTTTGCCTTTCCAAAGCGTAATTATTCATAAATAATTGATACGCTGTTTCAAGTTCTTGAGAACCTCCTAATTGACCAGCCGTTTTAATTGAAAATAAAGTCGGACTTATTACACTATGACCTACCATAATGTCATCTATTATGCTTTCTTGAGTTAATAAGTAACGTTGGTCTAAGTTATTCCCATTTATTTGAGTAACCGTTGGTGCGTTTTCGCTACCTCTAGAGAAAGTTACTACGATACCTCCTTGCTTATCTCTGTCGGTTGCGTCTCCCTTTAATTGGTTTATTAGTTTTTTCTTATCGTGTTCGTTATCTGGTGCGCCTGTTGGTATATTAATCATTGTGCCACCTTTGAAACTATTCACTACCTCAGAATATCTGAAATAGTTCATTTCAATTGATGCCATTATTGATTTAATTGCACCAGAATAGGAAGGAATAGGATAAACCGATTTAGTTAGTAGACCTGTTTTTTCGTCCAAAATATGCTGTTTACTACGTGAACTAACATATAATAAACATTCTTTATCTTCTAGGCTTAAATCTTCAATATTCTTGATCTTTTTAAATCCTGTTTTTTCCTCTGTTTGGTTTCTTTCTTTCCAATTCTCTGAGTAATAAAAGAAACTAGAATCTTCCCCTTTACGTATCAATTCACTAGAGACTGGATGAGCATCCCAAAACTTTGAAACAGGATTTTTTCTAAACATAATAGCAAATGAATCTAATAATTCAAAATCTTTTGCTACCATCAAAGAAATCTCATCTAAGCTAAAAGGTGCGTTTCCATTTTTTTTGATTAACTCCCATTTAGGCAAATCAGTTGTTTGAGCATCTAATCCACTTGAAGCAATATATTTCACCTTAGAGTTAACTATACCGCCGTGAATAGAACTATTGTAATAAAGCCCTATTAAAAATTGTGGATAGTCGTTATTATCCCCCCAACTTATCCAACTTTGACCAGCTTTCTGTTTCTCCACAGGAAGTGGAATTTTAGCCTCACGAAATATGTAGTTATCACTCATAGATGTTCTTTATTGTTGTTGTTTGCGTGAATGTAGGAATAGCAACTGAATCAGTTTTAACCCTTGCTTTACCTTGTTCACATAAAAATCCTAGATTATAGTTTTCTTCCCCTGTTATTTCCATTTGATAAACGTAATATTGATAATCACCCAAAGGTAAAGTGATACTAGTACCCTCATATAGATTAAATAGATTAAAACGTTTCTTTGTAGTGGATAAATCGGTAAGATTGCAGAAATATTCTTTCTTTGATTGTTCATTTACAAACCTAAACAACCATGTCTCAGGGTAGTTATCATTCATTTTCTCGTTAAGAGTCAAACAAATGCTATTGTTTTGGTTTTTTTCGACTAGAAAGAACACGTTTTTGTGGTTTTGTTTCGTTAAAGTTAGTAATTTCTACAAAAATATTAGGGCAAAATTTAAATAAAATATCTTTATTTTCTTCATTTGCCACTAAAAAACCTTTAATTCGGTCAATCCAGACACTTTTTTCTTTAAATTCTTCTTTGTATTCCATGATTTTAAGTATTAAAAAAGGGTAGCCGAAACTACCCTAATTCTATTTAACATAATAATTATTACGATAACAATGTTAAAACGATAGCATCACTTACTTTTGGAGCGTTTTTCTTCTCACGTCCTGAGAAAGTTAAAGTTACACCGTTCATATCGTCGAACTTCACTCCTGATGTTCGATTGAACAAGAACTTACAACCGTTGTCGATACCTAAAATTTCGTTTGTACCATCGTTTAATTTAGCAATAATACAAACTCGATCCTTAGAAAGGTCTTCTAATTGTTGAATCATTGTAGCAGTGTTACCAGCTAGTTTAATGTTACCAGTGATTTCAAAACCAGTAGAGGCATTCTCACGAGAACCAATAGCATTAACAGTAAAATCAGACATTTCAGCGTCTACAGTAACCGTATAAAACAATTTAGCTCCTACGTTTGCCATAGCTGAAACGGTTCCATCCGTACGTGTATACGTATAGTTTGCAGCTCCTGTAGTTTCATCTCTCAAAGACCCTATGTAAAGTGTCGCAACACCACCGCTAGAGTCACAATTTAAGGCATTAAAGCCCGCACTTAATTCGCACATGTTTATAATATTTTAAAAAGGGGCTTTTACACCCCTAAGATTAATAATTAAGCTCTTTTAACTCTTACAAAGTATTGAGGGAATACATATTGAACTCCTAATCTAAAAGAAGTATCTACCTTCAATTTTTCGTTATAAGCGTCGTATTTAATATCAAAATTCTCATCTTCACGTGCATCAACACCCAAAAACACTAATGCTGTAGGAATTGCAAAGATTTCGTTTTGACCGTCTAATGCAGGTACAGTGATAACCTCTACGTTAGTTTGTGGTAAAATGAAACGAATAGAACCACCTTCGCTTGTGTATTGAATACGATCATAAGCGTTTGCTGTGTTCCATTCAGAAATGATAGCCAAAGCCTCAGTTCTACCTGTGTATAAAGCGATTTCCATTTGATTGTCGAAAATCTCAGCAGGAATCTTAGTGAAAACCTCGTATGCAGCTGAATAAGCATTTGAAGTAGTCAAAGTAGCAAATGTAGTTGTAGTTTTCAATACCGCTGTATCTGCTTTCAATGCTTTAACTAACCCGTCAAAATGAACTAACTCAGTATCTAATGAAGTAGTGTCACCTAACCATACTAAACGCTCAGCTTTTTTCTGTAATTGTTTAGTTAAGTATGCCATAAGGATAGTTTCAAGTGGTGCAGGAAGTTGACCTTCTTGGTTTTTCATTCCTAAAGCATTCAACACTTGAGTCATTTTAGTGTTTAAAGTCTCATTACAAAACTCAACACCCATATACAAAGGTTTAGTTGTTAATACTTTCTCAGTGAAAACAACAGATCCATCTGGTGAAGGAGTACAAGCTGCTTTTGCCTGTAACGCTACAGATGAAGATAATAAAGCGATTTCACGTGAACCTTTAACACCTTCTTCTAACATTAATTTTTCTAAGAATCTAGAAGTTGCTACTAAATCAGGTGTGATGTTTGGAAGGTTGTTATCTTTCCATGCTGCTAATCCAGATACATCATATCCAAATTTTTCTTTTAATGTTCTTTTAATTGACATTTTGATTTTTATTTTTTAGTTAATATTTCTTTGACAGTTAGTTCTTTTGACATTTCAACTTTTTTACGTTCGTCTTTGAACTTGCTTTCTTTTACTTCTAACAACTCAGCGAATTTCGCCTCTAACGCTGTAATTCTAGAATCTGTATCTGTAATAACTTGCTGAATGATTGCGTCAAATTCTTGTTTTGACATCATTTCATTTACAGGCTCCTCTTCAGACATAGGCTCTTCTTCTACGTTAACAGCTTCTAATTTTAATAGAACACCATTCACGTCAATAGATACAACCCATAGTTGATCTTCATATTCAACTTGATACTCACCTTCTGGTGCAGGAATTTGTTCACCGTTCTCGTCTAATACGAAAAGTAGCGTACCTTCGGCAAGCTCACCATCATACTGTAGAACAATCCCATCAATAGTCTTTACTTCCGAAAAAACTACTTTGTTTTCTTCTTTCTTGAAGAAATCGAAAATTGATTTACTCATTTATTTTGTTTTTATTTTAATTTCTTTTTGGTCGAAATATCCTTCAACTGAATACCCACTAAATTCACCCTTTTTAATCTTATTCCATACTGTAGGATTATCAATTTTGTATGAAGCTATCCAAGTACCATTTTGTAAATTCATTGCTTTAAATTGGCTTGGAATGTGTGCTGGATTAGAAACGATATAACTAGAAATCATATTAACACCCTCAATTTTTAAATCAGGGTTATGTTCTTCATTAACGTTGTTGTGGAATCCGTTTGTGTGAAATTTCGTTCTTATTGCTTTTATTGTTTCACCTTTGAAAAGTACGAATCGGTCTGGGTTACTACGATAAATCGGTGTATTTGCCGAAATCATAACACCCGTAACTATTCTTTTTTCTTCATTAAAGAAGTACTGAATCTTTTGCTCTTTGTTGAATGCAAAATAAGGTTTTCCGTGAGCAGGTCTCAATACAAAGGCGTTAAAATCAACACCAGTATTATCAGACTCATCTATAACCAATTCGTAAAAAGGTAACATATAAAAGAACGTTTTTGTAAATATAATAATATTATGTTAAATAGTACTTATTGCATTAACTTTTTTTGTCTTATCTTGCATTTTCGTAATATCTGAATCTACTACTACAACTTTGTAAGTACTTAGCGCTTGTACAGTTTGTGTTGTGCTTTGTGTCGCTCCTATTCCTAGATTTGCGTTTTGCCCCCCTCCCGTTGTTGGTGGTGCGACTGAAACTCCACTACCTAGAATAGATTTAACCCTTGCCATATTTGAAATAATTTTTGCCGTACCCGTTGCAAGTTTAATGTATGGTCCTAGTGGATTAAATGAGTTATCCCCATTCGTTGGACTAAATGAAATAGAAGTCAAACCACTTAAAGCCGTTGCCGTATCAATTGCAACTTGTGTAATTGCGAACGCTTTTTGAACTCCAGATGCTTGTTTTGAAAGTCCAGCAAGTTCACCAAATATCGAACCGACTGCATTCATTAACTCCAATTTACTTTGCTTAGTAGCCTCATCAATTTGTTTTTGACGATCAGCGCTATCTTTTGCAATACCTACTAAATTGGCTTCGTGTTGGGCTTTCAAAATTTCCCTTTCACCGTTAGTTAATTCAGTGTTTGCCATTTGTTGTGCAAAGTCTAAGTTTTCTAACTCAATTCTTTTTTGTTGTTTAAGGTTAAAATCTTCTTCTGCTCTAATAATTTCAGCTTCTAGTAATGCTTTTGCGTCGTTGTTAGCTTTCTCTATTTCTGCTTTTGCCTTTTCATCTTTTGCTTTCTTTTGTTCTTCTTCTAATGCTTTACGTTCGTTTTCTTGTTGAATTAATAATTGGTTTTCAAGTTCTGCAAATTCTTTTTTCTTACCGTATTGCTTTTGCATTTCTTCTAATTCACGATCGTGTTTTAACTTTAAAGACATAATATCCCTAGCGTTTGCGTCGTCAATATTAGCAACTGTTAAATCTTCAATTTTTCTTTGTAGTGCAAGTCGTTCTTGTGCCTCTTGTTCTGCTAGTTGTTTTGCTTTTTCCTTACGTTCATTTACTTTTCTTACTGCCTCATCATTTGCCTCTTTCAATTTGTTTTTAGCATCTTCATTGTCTTTTTTCCTATCCTCTTTGATTTGTTGGTTATAGTCGAATTGATCGTTACGCAACTTAGTCAAACTAGCATTTAAATCTTTAATCTTCTGTTGTTGTGCCTTAGCGTCCTCTTCATCTCCAAACAATAAACGACCCGTAGCATTTAAACCAAATTTATCAAAAGTTTCAACAGTCTTTAAGTTTTTTAATTGTTCTTTATAAACCTCTTTACTCGCTTCTATTTCTTTTTGTGTTTTATCAATTGCGTCTTTAAAACGTGCTTTTCGTTTATTAGATATTTCTTCCTCAGTAAGTCCTAAACGTCTTAATGTACGTTCATATTCAGCAAAATTATCTGAGGCGTATCTAGCCGCTTCACCTTGTTGTGTTGTGGAGGTTTCAAACTTTTTAGCACTTGTTAAACTAGCACTCAAAGAACCTTTTAATTTATCAAAATTTGTAATTAAATACCCTAAAGCAAGTATCAAAGCACCTATTCCCGTACTCGCTAAAGCCAATTTAAACCCCTTTAAAGCACCCGTTGAAGTCCCTATAACTACATTATAAGCCTTTTGTAAAGTAGTCATTGTACCTGTCGCTTGTGCATTTGCTATTTGACTAGCATTTAAGGATTGAAACGCTGTTACAACTTTGTTTTTTATCGAACCAGCTAACTCAGTGGCATCATTACGCAACTCTTTCATAGCACTAATACCTTGTGTTAAAGCAATAGCTCCCTGAACTTTTAACATTTGCTTTTCAATCTCTTCCGATTGTTGACCGAATAAAGCTTGTGCGCCTGTTACTGCTGAGAAAGCACCTGCAATTCCCTCTGCTGTTCTTTGAAATTTACCTCCAAACTTCTCAGGATCGGCATCATTGATAGCATCCGCAACACCCCTCATTTGCTCTTTAATTTGACCAGCACGTCTTGCAACTGTTTCAAACTCTTTACTAGCGGGGTCTAGATTCTGTAATTGTACGGTAAGGTTTTTTAATTCCTTTCTAAGGTTGACAAATGATCCATCTGTTTTCTTTGCATCCTTACCTACATTTTCAATTGCATCCCCTACCTTGTTAACGTCTTGGACTGAATCCCCCGTGTCAACTCCTACTTTAAATATTATTTCTTCTTGTGCCATTATACCGGTATTTTTACAATATTAAAGTTAAAATCTGTTACCCTTATATCTGCGGAGCCTGTATTTCTTACAAACAATTCTACATAGTCATTTGCTACCATTTCAAGAACCGCTTGAGTACTTCCCCCATGTTCAACGTTTGATGTAGCTGTTCTAATTATACCCTCACTTTCTGCTATTACAGTTCCGTTTTTTGCCACTCCAATTGATATAGATTGATTTGAAGTTGCACTCCTTACAGTTGCATTAATCGTAACTAAAAAAGAGTTTGTAAAGGCTCCATTGTAAGTTAATCTATTTGTTGTGTGTGTAAATTTCGAGTTCGTCCCTGTTGTGGTCGTTCCGCTTGCTTTTACCCATACGTTCACGTTAGAAACCCCAATAGTTGTATCTGTAGCGTTGTTAAGCATATACATGAATCCCTTAGTAGAAGTGTTAGTAATACCTACGCAATTAACAAATAAAGCCTTGTTATCCGTATATGTTACACCAGCCAAATAAGTACCACCACCTGAAAAGTTAACAGTATCTAAAATGTAACGTTCACTCGATACGGTTGCACTTGCATTTAGGTTAATTCCTGTTTCACCAGATAAGACTACAAAAGACGAATAAATAACTCTTATCCTTCTTGATACTGTAAGGGTGCTTGGAAAAATTAATGCAGTAGAACCACTTGTACAATCGAATAAACAGTTACTCGTTGCAATTGTTCCTATTGTACCGTCAAATGTTAGGTTACCACTATTTAAAAAAGCACTATCACTCATTACAAAGTTTGTATAGTCCTTAATAGTCCCTACAGTAGCACAATCGGTAAAGTTCACACCAAACCAGTCGAGTGCGGTTGTTGTCGCATCCCCATCCAAATCTAAAGCAGTTCCGTGAGTAATCGTTATATTTCTCATTGGCAACGAATAAACCGAAGTAATCAACGCAGTGGATGAGTTTAAACCTGTTGACTTAAGAATACAATTCTCAGAGGACGCCCCTAATATTGTTGTGTTTTGACCTGCTACAATTCTATCACCTGTTAAATCTACTAAACCTGTTATATAATAGGTAACATCATTTGCTAACGTTATAACACCTCCTACGGCTTCTGGAAAATCTACTTTTGTACCTACAAAAACAAATTCATCCCCTGTCCCACTCGATGCTTGCAAACTTAAAATACCAGCATCTGAACGTTGGTATAATATACCCGTGTTCGTGTTTTGGTAAAACTCACCAATATAAATATCAGTTGCTAACCAACTACCATCTCTATGGTCGTTAGACGTTGGAATAGTAGGCACTCCAGCCCCTTTCTTAATTATTATTCTCCTTGTTTCATCACTCATTGCTCAATATATTTGAATTTTTACTTATTCCATTTACACCTCCTAACATTTTATAAACGTCCTCGTCAGCGTTGTTTTCACCACCTCTTAATATAGCGGCGTTTTTTGATTGTACGTTCATTCTTTCAATAGTTACATAGTCGTTTAAATACACTTTACGCACAGGAATAGATGACCTACTGCTATTTCTATTTAATCCAATTAATTCGCCTGTGTCACTATTAATTGCATATCCAGAATTAAAACTATATTCAGTTGATGTCCATAAATATATGTCTGTGAAATTTACATAACCAGCGTTATAGATAGCTGTCATTTCTTCTGTGCTTGGTAAATACCAATCATCATAACCGCCTATAACTAAATCTTTACAAATTTTCGCTATAGTATTTGTTGCGCCATTAAAATCTATAATTAAGTCGGTATTAAATTCTCCTGTGTAAGTATCTGTAGCTCCTATTGTACCATTTAAAGAATAAATATCTGCAGTGGTTGTATAGGTAACATTAAATGATAAATTGGTTTGATATATCATCAATGAGTAATCCTCATTGTACGGTATTATTTGTGTACCTGCACTCGGCATTATCCTAAAAATTTAATTAATTCAACTTCGGTTGTGCCATAAGCATCTGAATCAAAATCTTTAATAGTGTTTAATCGGTATAAAACACCGTCAATTAGTTTTAGTTTTGCAAAGTCCAATTCGTTAATATCTTTGTAGGTTAACTTAAGGTATAAAGTTACTAATTTAGAATCAATAGAGGTAATTTCGTTTAAGAATTTCTTATGATATACTTCAAATGTATTCAAGCTAGGTACATTTTTTATTCCGTCAAACTCAAGTTGTCTAGAGGCAAAATGTAAATCAAATAAAGGCTCAAAGTTTTGATTATCTTTAAATCTTAAGTGATGGACAATGGGAAATAAACCTGCTTTTATTGGTATTGTTTTTTCAGAGTTATATATATCTACATTTAAAACTCTTACACCGTTGTAAAAAGCTAACATTCCTTTACCTTTATAAGGTTTGTTGTCACTAGTTACAATAATAGGATAGCGTAGATTGGTGTTTGGTGGCTTAACAGAGGGGTAAGTAGCAAAAGGTAACTCAAACTTTACCTCACCATTTAACCACGTATCTACATTTATATTTTTTTCTCCGTAATTACTTCCTGTAATTGTCTTATACTGCTCATTATAGTAGTCTTTTTCCTCTGAGAATCTATAAGCGTATACATTACCCTCTACTAATGAGTTAGATTGTATAGTTATATCCTTAGAATCATCTATTAAATCAGTCCAATTATCGTACGCAGATTGATCCTCGTAGTAGTTTACAAATGAATCAATGTATATTGTAGACTTGTTAGTTGTAGCGTTGTAAATAGGGTCTGACATATAAGCGTAAAAAAGATTTAAAATTCCCTTTAAAAAGTCTGAACATTTAATGTCAGGAATTGCTGAGGACAAAGAAATAGTCGACCCATCTGTTACTACTGCGTCTTTATCAGCATCTAGATTTATCTGTATGTTACTAAACAAATAATCAATAGTTGTCGCTGTCTGAGTTACTTCATTAAATGTAAATTGAAAGGAAACTTTATCCCCTGTGTTTAATTTTACCTTAGCGTTTACAGATTTATTTAATGTGACATTTTTATTTTGATCCCAGTTAGTGTTTGCTACGGATATTCCATTTACTAATATATCCATCGAATCATTTGGGGCTACAAGCCTGCTACCTGTATAGGTAAAATATAAATCAGCAGAAAATGTTATGTTATATAATGCACTTGCATTTATCTCTATTTCTCCCTTAATAGCATTGATTTGATTCACATCATATACAGGTGTGCCTGTAAAACCGATTAACTTTAAAACGTTGTTAATCTTTCCATACTCATATCTAGTAAATTGTGTACCTAAAGAATTGGTTGTAGTTACCTTTTTACCAGATATTGTTGTCGTTGCAAAACCACCGTCTAGATCTACCTTATAACTATTTATTTGGTCTGAATTAAACTTTATTTGTTCACCACCTCCAAAGCCGTAAATCAGTTTCTGCATATTTTTATTATCAAAGAAAGTGGTGGTATAATCTACTTCGATATTCGTATCTTCCAAAGCATAGTCTAAACACTTTTTAACCGCTTCTTTAACGTAAATGAAAGGATATAATTGATTGTTTACAAATGCCCCCACTGTGTTGTTAGGCTTAGCATAACCGTAGTCAATTAAGGGGTAAACGTAGCCGAATGATTGAGGCTGGTAACCCTTACCATCTGAACCGAAATTCGTTGTATTTACGTCATTCTTTTTGATTTGAATATACCAAGAATCAACAATATTTTGATATGTCAAAGCGTGATCGTATTCGCTCCAATCCAACTCGTTCAACTTCTTATCTTTAAGCTTAGCAAAGATATCTACAGCGTCACTAATTAGGTTGCAATCGAATGTATAGTTACCGTTGTTTATCTTAACCTCATTTAGTTTGAATTTACCTTTGAATATTCTTAAATCATTTTTAAAGAACTCACAATCATAACGTAAATTAGGTGTAAATTGAATATTACTACTATCTACTAGCCTAACATCTAAAGCATATGCACCGATGAAGAAAGCCATATTATTACTCGTGCCTTCAAGTGTTAAAGTCTTTGAGAACGAACGTTTGCGTTTCTCTGGCTCTTTAATATCGGTAATTGAAAGATTTAAAGGTACTGCAATATTATCTGAAAGGTCTAACTCGTACCCATTTACTACTAGCCTACTATTCATAGCGAAATTGATTTATAATCTGTGAACTCAATATTGATAACTTCATTAAACAACTCATCGTGTTCTAATTGTTTTACTTGATAACTTGAATCTGTTATTACCACGTTTTCAACTTCCGTGCTTTCATTAAGATAAATCAAAGGACTTTCATATAATTGTACTAACCAATTTTGTGTTGTCTCATCTAACCAATCAGAAGATAACTCTAATTGCTTTGTGATAGTCTTAAGGTAATCAATCTTTCCAAACGTGTTATTGTTCACGTTATAAGTAGTACCTACCCATTCACCCTGTCTTTTAGAAAATGATTTACTTTCAATCTTCGCTTTGAATCTGGAGTTATATGTGAATCTGAAATTGTCGTAACTTCCAAATTTATTTAACCAAAGTAAATTTGAACCCTTATCAAAACATACATCTGTAAATGTTACTGTATACCTAGCAGATTTAGTACTTGCACCGAATGCATCACTTAGATAAAACTCAACACTAGCGCAATTATCGTATGTAGATTGTATTATATCTCCTCTATCTAGCAATTCGTCCATATTAAGCCTATACGCACCTATTTGACCTTGTTGTGACGTTGGTATAGTAATTGTTAAAGAAGTGATTGTACCGCCGCTTGTATTATTAAAAACAACTCTTACTGTGTAGTCAGCACCGAATCCTTCAAACCAACTTAATATTGTTGTATCGGATTTCTTTGAACTTGCAGAATATCTTCTGATCGAGCCACTAACTATCGACGATCTATCGGTTAAAAAGTAGCTCTCATTATCTCCTATCTTGTATAGGTTATAATCCCAATTTTTAAACTCATTACGATTCAATGAACCTTTGAAAGCGTAGATACTACTACTCACAACTGCGCTTCCTGTATCTACTACAGGGTCATCGGTTGCGACTAACGTGTATTTCTCGTAAACAGTCACGTACACCTCTACATAATTGCTAGGATCATACCAACCCTTGTAAGTATCATAAACATTTTGACTTGCTGAGTGATTACTTACATACGCTCTAACTTTGTCGCTTAAATTAATCTTTCCATAGAAGTAACCTCCAGACTCTACCTCTGGAAATTCTTCAAACGTGCCGATTATACCACCTGCATATACTTCTACGACAAATGAAACTTTATATTTAGGATCACCACTAACGTCATCTAACTGTTTAAATTCAAAGACAATAGGATTATCACTTGGTGTAATGTAACTAGGCGTTTGTGTTATTGTTATTGCCATTATTTAGGTTTTTTAATTACTATTCTTATTGCTTGACCTACTAGGTCTGAAACTCTTTGACTCATCTCATCTACTCTTTGTTCAGTTAATACCTTATCAAAGAAGTGAGTGGCCTCAATACCTTTCATACGTACGCTGTTAACTATCATTCCTGCTAATTGTTCACGTGTTAGATCTTTTTCTTTAGGTACAATACCTTTATCCCCTATCCATTTGTAAATAGCCTCGTAAAATGATAAATCTCCCTTTGGTGCACGTCCGTGAGTTGGCGCACCTCTATTAACTTTAATACCATTTACACCGTAGTTTATATACTTCCAATGTGGTGCGCCAGCTGTTTCGATTAAATCAGGTTTGATATTAACGGGTCTTAACGATTGAGTTAAATCACCAGTTGCGTATGGTTTGTGACCTTTCGAATTAGGTACTTGTAACTGCTTTCTCCAGTCTGCTATTAGTTCGTTCGTGAGTTCTAATAATAGATTTGTCATAGGACTATCGGAAGTATTTTTTAAAATATCTTCAGCCCTACCAAAATCTAAACCTTTTGCAATATCACCTTCGTTCACGTTGGATTGTTTTAATTTCTTCTTGTTTTGTAAAGTTAATAAATTTAAGTCTATGATTGAAGGTAAATATATTCCATTTAACGATTTGCTCCCACGTTTGATTATATTCTTTACTTAAGTAGTGTATTAGTTTTTCCCAAACAAACCTATCACTGCTTTTAGTAGACTTGTCCTCGTCTTTTTGTGGACCATATAATTGCTCATTAATTCGATTGATTGTCGCAAAAAAAAACTAACTAAGTTAAGATAGTCGGGAAGTGGCAAGTGGTCCTCAAAGAGTTTCGCCCGTTCTTGATTTGAATACTTCATATTTAAATTTTCATCAAGTTCACCATAAACAGTACCCTTTTCGATATACATTAAACTAGCAAGCCTACTAGGATCATTTTGTAAATCTGAGTTGCTAATATCAATGTGCCACCCTATACCAATCTTTGAAGGATCGACAAGTACATATTCTTTATTTAAGATTGTAATCTCTTCTTTTGGTTTGGTTAATTGAAAGTCTTTAAACAACCCTATACAGTGTTCGTGAATCTTTCGTAACTCCGATATGTTAACTTTGTTTAAATCGTTTCTTTTAGCCCCTGTGATTAAACAAATAAACTCAATGATAGTGCCTAGATCCATAGCCTTTTGATACTTTTCATTTGTCAAAGCCTTAAGATGTTTAATTCTTAAGTCATTTAATGTTTTCGGTGCTTTAATATTAATATACTTCAAAATAGCCATATTGATTCTTTTTAATTGATTGTACTGCTAGAGCTAACGACATCACACCATCATCGTGTATTCCTTGTGGTGCGCCATATTGCACTCTTCTAGTTTTTTCGTTGTAAATATAAGTAAAAGCGTTTAATTCATCTACTAGCCAATTCTCGTTTAGTATTCCGATATCCTTATTCTCAAAGTGTACAGCTAAATCTTCAATCATTATCGGTTTGGTTGCTGTAGTAGTTACATAAGGTTGTACGTTGTTGTATACTTTATTCTGTAACATCTCAAAAAATACATCCCCTTGATTATTCACCTCAACAAATATCTCAGCGTTGTATTCTCGAATCTTTGTAGCAACCTCATCAATTATCTTTGACCATTCCTGTTGTCGCCATCTTTGAACGTAAACCATTTGATAGTTCTTGTTTAAAATAGTGAGTACAGTGTAATCATCCGCTCTACCTATATCTAAACCACCAAATAGTTTTTGAGTGCGTTTAGCTGGCTTTATTACGCAACTATCTACATTCTTGAATAGTCCGCTAGCGTTGTCGATGAACTTTGCTAAATATTCCTGTTCAAAGATATGTTTAGGTAAACTTCTTTTCCTTTCTTCTAAATCTTCAGCATCAATCATTGGATTGTCGTAACTCGAATAGTGAAAGTACTTATAACGATTATCGTAGTTAGGTTGTAAGGATAATTGATAAAAGTGGTTCTTACCTTTTGGAGTTGATATAAAGATTACTTTCTTTCCCTTAACTAATACGGTTGCACTTAATACCTCACTCCATAACTCTGGACGTGTGAAAGCCATCTCATCTACTATCAAATAATCGAATGTATTACCTCGAATATTGTCGGGACGTTCACCAGAAAAGAATTGTATCTGAGAATTAAACCCGCTTATCGTTAAGTCACTTCTATTATACTCGAATAGGCCACTTGATTTAGTGACCTTTTCCATTTCATCAAATACTTTCTTTGATTGCTTGTATATAGGTGTAACCCACGCAATATTGCAACCTTTGTGATTGATAGCCCAGTATAACATTTGGTTAATACCTAACATTGTTTTACCAAACTGCCTACCTATGTTTAGAATATAATATTTGTAACTCTCGTTGATTATAGAGTTATGAATTTCTTTTTGTTTTAAATGGGGTGTATATCCTTTAATCGTTGCCATTGAAATCGAACTTCACTATGTTAGTTTGTTCTTGTTGTATCTTTTCAGTAAGTCCGTTTAAACGTTGTGTAATGCTAGTATTATATTGTCCTACCATACCTCCTTCGATTTGATCGCTACGTATTTCTTCTTTGATATGTGAACAGATAGGTACATATTCGTTGTAAGAATTATCTCTATTCTCAAAATAATGCTTTATACTTCCTATCTCATTATAGCAAAATACTCTAAAACTTTCCATTGTCAAAGGTACTCTTAAAGGCACGGGTACTATTTTTCCTAATTTATCTAATTGGTATTGATATCTTGGATTTTCGTGTACTTTCTTTTTGTACTTTTCGAATAGTTCCCATAGTTTTTCGGGTGTCTCTATATACTTATGCTTTGGCATTGCTTTACGCTTTTTTCTTTCTTACTTTCTTTACTACTTCTTGAGTCTCATATGCTAGTTTAGTAGCCTCTGAGAATAGATTACTCCAATTCTTAAGAATCTTCAATCCTGTTTCAAGACAACCAGCACAACCTTTTGTTAGTGGCTTCTTTGTTATCTCTGCATACACTTCTGAAAGCAATAAGAATTGTTCGTTAGTATATTTGATTTGTGGCTTATCGATTAAGTCTTTTACCTTTAAAAAAGACTCGTATGCTTCTTTACTTATTATCATAAAACTTTATTATTAAAAAGACTGCCAATGGTGTTAGGTAGTCATTGGTGAATAAACTTATTATCGCTGAGATCCAAAAACTAAAACATGGAAAACAGTCTAATACTTTAATTGGTTTACTTATTCTAGTCCCTGTCCATTTTCTTACATAGTAACCAAAGTTTAATTCTTGATGAACTATGAAGGCAACGAAAAGACTAATTATAATGTTTGTCATATAGTTTAAATTAGAAAGGGAGCAACATCACGTTTGACCGACTACTCCCTTGTGCGCTTTACAAATATAGTAATTTATTTTAGAATGGTAATGAATCAGATTGATTTACTTCTTGTAGTTCTTCTTTTACCACAGGCTTCATTGTTTCATCTTGGTAATTCATTTTCCACACTTCCAAAGTATTGAAATATTTTGTTTCCCCTTGTGGATTTACCCATTCTCTACCTCTTAGATTATATGCAAGTACTATTTTATCGCCAGCTTTAAAAATATTCGCTAGATCACAATTATCTTGTGAAAGTTGAAATAATACGTCTTGTGGATATTTATCCTCTGTGGTTAATACAAATTCTCTTTTTTTATATTTCTCACTTACTACTTGTGTTGGTCTGATTTCTTTAATCGTTCCTTTTACTTCTGTACTCATTGTTTTTAGTTTAAATTTATTCTACTTATATCCAGCTCCTCTTGAGCGTCTTTTATTATTTCTAGTGCTTCTAATATCTCTATATCTTCCGCTACTAATTCAGAATTCAGATCTCCAAACTCGTCCTCTTCTATGGTTAATATTATTTTCATTCTTTAGATTTAATTAAATAAGGGTAGGTGGTAGAATGCAGTCATTAACTTTCATTTGTACACAACGCCACCTGTTTAAAACTCACTGCCTCGCTCCCTTATTACTTATTTAACTACCACAATAAATGCAGTCCTCCAAATCATCATCTACATATTGCTCTATTGTAACACCAGCCAATTTAGCAAGTTCTTTTTTTAATTCATAAATTTCTGCTTGTACCTCACAATCTTCTAGTAAGTTGCCTGTAAGTTCTGCTCTTAACTTATCAATTAAGTCTTTTAATTCTTTTTCTCTAGTTTCCATCTTCGTTTTCGTTGTTTTTTGATTTGTTTATTTCTAATCTAAAGTGACACCTTGAGTGTCTTAACTTCGCTCTCTTAATCCTTAATTCTCTTTTTGAGAACTTAGTACTTTTTTCCGTGAAGGCGCTCTCTTTTCTCATTGTATAGCATTTTTAATTCTACGTGTTTTTGAAGATCTATGGAATAACCAGCTGCAGTGTCTAATATCCTAATCAAAGCATCTGCTAACTCATCTTCCATTGTATCTTTTATTTCACGTTTAAAGCACGTTTCAAAGTCGTACGTTTCATTTGTCATTAACTCGTTGTATGCCTCCATATCGCAGAAATCTCCGCATCTATGTGCCTCTATACATTCACCTAGCTCAGATACGATTAACATTAAATCATTACCAAAGTTGTGCGGTTTATCCCAAAAACCTTTGTCGATTGCGTTCCTGTGGACACGTCTTTGTAGCTCTCTTATTTCCATCTTATTATATTTACTTTGATTTTTATTCTGCCTGTTTTTAGATCAGCAATTTTCTTGAATGCTTTCTCACTTAAATCTATCACATTTTCTGGCATTGCGCCTGTGTCGTTGATCTTAACTATTACACTCTTTCCGTTGTCTTTGTTTGTCACCTTAATTAAAGCTCCCAAAGGTAGTTTGTTTGAAGCTGCAGTTAATTTATTCTTATCGAATATTTCGCCACTCTTAGTATAGTTTCCGTGAAAGCTACCACCGTAGTAGGTAGCTTCGTAGAATGAAGACAAACACCATATGCACATTATCCCAATTATTGTTTTCATAACCATTCATTATTAATATTTCCTAGCGCCCATTGTTGACCAGCCTGCAAAACCTTGTTTGCCTTTAACCATTCTAAAGCTCTGTATTTACTTTCAAACCTTTCCTCTAATTGATCTATACATTCGCTATTTTCAAATAGCATTACGTAAACTGGTTTGTCGGTATAATTATCTCCAAGGGCTTCTATGTAATTACGTCTCCTTAACATTTCTTTATCTGACTCCATGTTCTTTCAAATTATTAATTAAACATTCTAACTCTGTGTTACGCTTGTTGTATTGCGTTTTAAATACAACGTCATCTAGTACAGATTCTAACATTGATATTACTCCTTTGGTTGGAATAGTTTTAGATTCTTCTGCTTTTAGCATATTAATATATCTAGTTATTAGGCTTGTCACATCCATATCCTTGGTAGTTGTACCATTCATATTCGTATCTTTCATAATCTAAATCGTAATTAGTTTCCATTTAATACTTCGTTTAATTCTAACTCTTGAGCTGGTGTAAGTGTGAAAGTTTCTTTTAACTTCGCTACTATCTCAACCTCACCATTTATAATTCTTTCAAGTGCTTGGCTAAAACCTTTATCGTTTAGTGTTGGCTTTGCTTTTGGTTGTGGTTTACTTGCCATATTACCGTCGTCGTCGTCCGCTTGTAAACTTAAAAGACTTTGTAAAGTGTATCTTCTATAGTAAGTAATTGCACTACCCATTTGTTGTGGATTAGTCAAAGTTGGTAACTCCATAATAGATTCTACATTTTCACCTGTTTCAACATCTACAATTCTAGTAATTACTTTTCCATTTAAAACAGGCTGTAATAATAGTAAACCATTTTCTAGTAAGATAGGTTCGACCGTTTCAATTAAACTGTTTACATCAGCGTATGAATTCTTAAAGTGTGGGTTCTTTGCGTTCTTGTGAACTTTACCTATGCTTTTTTTTGCATTAAGTAATTTAGAATAAATTTTCATCTTTCTTTATTTTTAAATTATACACAAATATAATACTTATTTTTTAATTATAAGTTATCTTTTTAATAAAATTTTATATTCTTCAATCATTTCTTTCAACTCAGGAATTGAGTATTGTCTGTTTTGGTGGGCTTTTAATTCTAAATCTTCAAAATCGGAATTTCCGATTTTCTTAATTAAATACTTTCTATATTCTAAAAGTGATCCACCGTTATATTGGTTACATTTTATGCATTGTGACGAAATATTTCTTAAGTCAAATCTAACACTTGGATAATTACCTACTGAAAAAAAATGCCCAGCATCAATTTTACCTTGTACTTCTTTGTTACAACTTATGCAGAAATTACCATCTCTTTGCCTAACGTAACGATTAACTAATTGTTGAAGTATTTTAGTCCAATCGGACTTTGTCATTAACCCCTCTTTCAATTCCTTTTTTCTAACATTCCATTCCTTCGCTTTCTTCTTTTCGCTTTTTTCCTCTGCATACAATTGAGCGCAGTGGTGGTTACATACGACTTGTGTAGTTTTAAAAGGATAAAAAAGAGTTTCACAATACTTACACTTCTTTTGTTTTATGTTTCTATTTGTGTTCATCACAAGGTAAATTATTAATCAATAAAATCATAATATCTCTTTCTTCTTTGGTTATTATTCTAGTTGGTATTGCTGTAATTGTTTCTTCAAATTTATGAATGCTTACAACCATACTTTCTTTTAATTGCTTTTTAAATTTTTTGTTCATCAATATCAATATTATGTTCTAGTAAAATGTTATCTATAAACCTTAAAAGATAACTTAAATCTTCGTGTTCTAAATCCTTAATACTTTCAATTTTAAGATGCTTTTTTACTTCAATCTTACTTGTACCTTTTGGAAGTTCAAAGAGTTCATCTAAGCGGTTAAAAAGTAGGTGTATCTTCTTAATCATTTAATAAAACTAAAAATATGCTCAATTACAGGAAGTGTCCAACCATCACCTAATAAACTGCCTGATTTCCTATCATCTAAAATATCACAATAATCATCTTTAAAACCTTGTAAACGACACATTTCTATTTTATTTGGCAATCTTACTTCATTGTTTTCTGTTATTAAAATAACCATTCCAGAAGGTCTTTTTAATAACATTTTTTGCCAATTATTAAAGTCTTTTACTGTGTGCCTTCCAACTTTTTCAATCAATCCTTCTGTTAAGCAATTTGATTTATTTCTTTTAGTTGTACCACTTGTTAATATATCTTTAAACATTAAACTTCTATCTTTCGGTTGTGGTATATCAGTTACTAAATCTCCAAACATTCCATCTTGTTTAGTTCTAATATTACTCCAATAGTATCTATCTCTTAACTGTGCTGTAACTAACTTTGAATTGATACGTACAGGATAAACTCCTAATGCTCTACTCATAATGCCTACGTCTAATTTACTTGCACTACCTACATTTTCTTGAAGGAACAAGACATTTGTATTAAGTGATTTTACGTGGTTAAGTATATCGACAAATACAAAGAATAGACTTGACTTCTTTCCATTTATTCCTGCACGTTTACCAGCTGCACTTAAGTCTTGACAAGGGGAACCACTTAATACTAAATCAATACTTTTCCAATCAATATCCCATTCCTTCCATTTAGTTACATCACCAACCTGTATAGTGTCGGGGAAATGATGTTGTGTTAATTCTATTGCATAAGGCTTTATTTCGCTTGAATAGTATTTATTCACTTTTATCCCGACATTTTCGAGTGCTTGTCGACCAGTGTTCATTCCATTAAAAAGGCTTACTACATTCATCTTAATCATTTTTAATTAATTCTCTCACTTCTTTTTCCAACTTGTTTTTTCTGGTCTTATACCTTAATCCTCTTAAATCTTCATTGTCCATTTGTAATTTTTGTCTCATACGTCTTATACTTTCAAAGTGGGTTAAATGACCGTTGTATAATTGACTAATAAAATCACTACAATTATCAAATTTAGCCCAGTATCTTGCTGTTAATTTTAAATCACAGTCTCTTGTCTCAGGAAAGTTTCTCAGTAAATAAGTCACATTCTCTTTAATTTCACTTGTTATCATAATTATTTAAATTTTTCGTTATAATACATTTCACCTGTGTATGTGTAACCGTACGTTACTATTGATTCTGGATTGCTTTTAGTTTTCTGCTTATCTCCGTGAGCTTCTATTATCTCTTGCTTTTCCATTTCTTTGGCTTGTTCAAATAATTCATCTGAAGGTTCTAAACATTCAATTAACATTTTACTTCTTAACCACTCTACTGCTGTCATAACTTTTCGTTTTTGTTTCTACAAATATAACTTTTATTTTTAATATAAGTTACTTTATAATTCTTTTATTAAAATATCTAATTTATTTTTCAATTCCCTATTCTCATTTTCCAAAGATAAGATATAAGTTTCATTATCGATATTTGACGTTTTAGTAACTTCTAGTGAATTATATTCTCTTTTTAGTATATAATATCGTTCATTAACCTTATCGTTCATCTGAGAGACTGTTTTAAAGTTTTGTTCTAAATTCCTAAAATCTTTTAAAACATCTGTAAGTTCATAAATACTTTCATTCATCGAGTCAATTAAATCTTTTCGATCTTTGTGCTTTAGCTCTATATCCTGCACAGAGTTTTGAATCTTAATGATATTTTTCAATAGCCTTTGTTGGCTCAATATTAAATCTAGTTCTTTCATAATTAAAAAGGACAATCTTTGTCTTCTAGTGGTTTAAATTCATTTACTTCCCTACCTATATTCATAAGATTAGCTGGTTTTATCGGTTCTTCTTTTGGTATAAAAGCATCTGTTTGCACGTCTTTAGGTCTTTTAATAACGTCTTTACCACCACATTTAAACCCATAACCATAATTATAATCAAACATAATAGGCTGTTCATTTAGGGTTTGTCTTCCACCTGTATCAGTATCTTTTATTTTTTTTACTTCTACTAATGTTGTAAACCTTAAGTTTTCGTGTCCATTAAAACGGTGGATAATTATAAAATCATCTGCTTTATTTGAAAATGGTTTACCTCCTTCAATATCATCCTTAAAAGGAAACATTATATGACCCTCCCACGTGTGATTTTTTGGATATACAGATTGTTTACGACCTGCAGTAGTTGACGGATGAGCATTTATGTAAATAGTTTTTCCAGTACGTTTACAAAACATTTTCAATTCGTTTAATACATCGTAATTGCCTGCATAAGTCATTGAGGATTTTAAAGCGTTAAAAGGATCTATTAAGTAAACATCTGTATTAGTTTCATTAAATACGTTTAAAAGCTCTTCTGGTGTGTACCTTTTAGTATTGTCTACAAACTTAAAATGATGCTCTAGTTTAATTAAACCTCTTTTGATTTCTAATTCACTCATTTGCTCTAGTGGTTTTGCTAAATACATTTTAAGCATATCTCTGAGCACTTTATAAGGTGGATTTTCATCCATGAACAAAGTGAAAGTTAAATTATGATTTGTTGCTAGTGCTAAAAAATACCACTCCATAAAATAAGTTTTACCTACGTTATCATGTCCTAAAGCAAAATTTAATTGTCCTTGCTTATGAACAAAAAACTCATCAAAATAAATACCTAATTCAAGCCCTTTAGGTATCAAACCATTTTTATAATCTAAAATAGTTTGTGTTGAATGTCCGTCTTTAAGTATCATACTTTTCCTGTTTGTTGGTAAACGTGTAATACTAATTTATCAGTAATCTCTATTCCTTCTGGAGTTACAAATAAAACTTCTTTTTTACTTTCTTTTTGTGAAATAGTTTCATTCTTATACCAATCACTTTCAAAACCACCCCAACTTTTTTCAACACACTTTTCTAAAATCAAATTGATATCATTACCATTTAATTCAACTTGTTTTATAAATTTATCAAATGCAGTTTTTGAATTAGTTAATTTTTTATTCTTCCTTACTTTTATCCATTCATCTACTAACTCAGAATTAAAACCAAAAGATATAAGAGCGGAGCGAAAATTAAATGTAATATTTTTCTTTTCTTCTCTTTTCTCTTCTATTCTATTCTCTTCTGTATTACTTTCGTTATTCTGTTGTAATACGAACGTATTACTTTCGTTATTCGATTGATTTACTTCTGAATTACGTTTTGCCCATCTTTTAGCAACCGCATCTTTTGCTTTTTCACTTTTATTTAAAGCATTTTCAAACTGTTCATCTAAAAAATAGATCTTTATAAAACCATCAACTTCTTTAATTACCTTTTTAGATAATAGGTTTTTATAATTATGTTCATCACACTCAATAATTGCATCTTCAATAGATAATTTTGTTTCGTTTATCCAATATAAACAACATAATTCCATAAAAGAAGATTTAGCTTCTGGTGTACATCTTTGAATTTTTCCCATTTTCCACTCTGAAATAGAAAATTTAAACCATTGTAACTTTTCCATAACTAATCTAATAAAGCAATTTGTTTACGAAGTTCTTTGCTTAATTTGATAGCAGTTGACTTATCTAATGTCACATGAATATTATTTATGTAATCATCATCTTCTATTATTCTTACATATACACGCTCTTTACCTGCCTGTACTTCGATTACTTTTCTGAAAAAATTGCAATCATGAAATTTTAAACTTACACTCATAATTTTTTAAAGGTTTTAAGATAACCAGTAACTTTTAGTTAATAAAAAAACCCTAACAATTTTCACGGCTCCTACCTCGTTACTCATCATTAGGGTTTCAAATTTCTTTAAGTTCTATATTGTAGGAGCGAACTATTTTACAAATATAACCTTATTTTTTAATATACAATCAAATTATCCACGTGATTGTTAAAAATATTTTTATCTTTTCTTACTACCTTTTTAAATTCAGGTGTAATAAAATTTCTTACAACCTCACTTGCTATATAGATTGTTTTAAAACGACTTGCATTCTCTAATGTTAGTCTAACACGTGCGGAGTGTTTACCTTTCAAGAATGGCTTTAAAAAAGTGCCTCTTTCATCGTTTCTAATTCGTCCGAAATTAGAGATTGAATACTGACCTTCTAAATGTTTCCAAGTTTCCATATTATTTAAATTTAATATATGTACAAGTGCATCTTTCTCTTTGATCCCCTTTAATCTTCCAATCGTAAGATTTATTATTTGTATTGTTATAATAAGTTAATGAGTCAATCCATACACCATTGTTTAATTTTTGAATTTCTATTTTACATTCTGTTTCTTTCACCAATTTATTACAACTAAATAAAGTAGCTAATCCTAATACTAAAATTAATTTTTTCATCTTATTTATTTAAAAAGTTAAATGCTGAAGTACTTCCTGTCATATTGAATTGGTAAATTTCAGAAGTGCAATAAGTCTCATTAACTCTAAGTTTTACACTAGTTGAATTAAGGAAATCTTTAAAAAACGGCTCATTCTCTAAATTCATAGTAAAGAAAACAGCTTTATTATCATTTGTTGTATTGCCCCACAAAGAGTGTCTTTTCCATTGGTTATTTACTAAAAAAGATATATCTACTAGTGGGGAATCTTCGCAATAATAACCCCCAGCTACGTAAAAAGCAATCTCTGAAGCATCTCCTTCAAGTTTTAAAAAAGCCCCGTTATTTGTCGCTGTATAGCAAATTTTGTAGGGTTCATCTAAACCATTATTAACTGTTTTTTTCGTCCATTGTGCGTTTACTAATCCTACTGTTAAGATTGTCGCAACTGTTAAAATCATTTTTTTCATTTTCTTAAATTTTAAATTGTTTTCAAATATAACACATATTTTTAATATAGGTTACTTTTTATAGAAATATTTTACATTTTTTTCCAATTGTCCAGAATATCGTTAATACATTCTCTTAATTTAGCGTTGTCCTCACGTAGTTCTTCTAGTAAATCTAGGACTAAAATGCGGTCATACTCAGGGATCTCACAATGTTGTATTATTTCTATTGCTTCATCTATAGCGGGACACGTGTAAGGTATTGGTGCTTTATCTATTTTTCTCATTTTTAAATTTTGAAAGTTTATCATCAAAAAACAAAAGAATTTCTTCTTCAGTTTCAAAGTTGAATATATCAAATTTGGAAGTCTCAAAATTATACCAAACCGTCCCTTTTTGCTTTCTGGTATTTTCTAGAATACATTCGTCGCAATTGATCATGTGGTTAAGGTATTTTTTAACTTGATACTTTCTTTTACTAGGTGTAAATTCTGAAAGTGTTTTTTCAATTTGACATGTGAAACATTTACGACTTTCCATTTATACTAATGTTTTTATGTTGTTTTAAAATTTCGTTGATTATATCTCGAATGTCTCTAATTAAGTGTTCATCTACTGACTTAATTAAATAAGTTTCGTTATAACCTCTTTTTTTTAGTTCTCGCATAATTTTCTTTGTCGTTATTTTCATCCTAAAAAACCTCCTATTTCTTCTCCTTTTCTTAATTGACTTAATAACTTTTCAATGTAAAGAGATGCATCCATTAGCTCCTCCTGTAGGTGTATTAAAAAATTATCGGTATTGTTATCTTGTAAGGTAGTACCATATTTTCCAATCCCTAGTTTAGATCTTTGTTGGTATTTATTTATTAAACTCTCTACGATTGCATCTTTTTTCTCCATTTCGAAGTGATCATTTTCAGTGTTAAACCAAAGTTTATTTCCAAAGTTATCTACGATTGAAAAGGTCGACATCGACCAACTAGTATCATATACTTTATATAGCGCTCCAACGATTAATGCATTTCGTCCGCTATTAGGGTGTCCCGCTGTGTAAACATATTGCTTAATACACTTAACCTCATCCCCTACTTTTACTGTCATTTTATCTTTCATAATACACTTTTAATATTTATTTTATCAACTAATTTTCTCATTCGATCCGTGTTATATTGGAATGATTTTATTTGCTGGTCGGTTAATTTATCCGTACTATTCTCAGCTAAATCCGTAATCACTTCATAGAACTTTTCAAATAGTTCTTTGTTGTTCTTTTTGAAAAGGTTGTTATCTTCTAAGTCCTCTAATTTCTCAAGGGTTACTTGAGATAATAGGATAATTTGATACATTAAATCTAGTTGTTTCATAATTTATAAGTGTTAAAATAATCATTAAATGCTTGTGGAATATCCGACCTATTTACGTGCCAACGATCGTTGTGACCTTGGAAATACGCTTGTTTCATCTGCTCCTCAAACAACTCCTCTAAGTTCTTAAGGTCGTTTTCAAAACGTTCTAGATCTTCTTTGTCAAAATATTGCTTAACATCTTTAAACATATTTTTAACCATAAATACTGTACTTTCAATCATAATTATCTCATATTAAACATTACTTTTTCACTTTCACTAAGCTCATCATAAGTTGGAGCTATATAACCATTGATTAAAAAATCCTCTGTGTGATAGGCTTCATTTCTGTAACCAATTTTACCACGTGAAACGGGCTTTTGAATTTCGTTGAATAGTAGATGTAGACTTGAAACTGAAACCTTTTCTAATTTTATAATTTGGTACAGCGTTTTACCTCTTGAGATCAGATTATAGATTCTATTTTGCACGTCAATCGGTAGGTTAGCAAAGTGCTTAGTGTGATATTTTTTCTTAGTTTTCATAAATTCCTTTTTCTACATTAAAGTTATCGTAGTTGATCGTTTCGTAATTACGTACTTTTAAACGTCTCTCAGCTCGTTTCTTTCTCTTCTCAGACATTTCCTCCATTCTTGATAAAACCGCCTTTACAACGAATAAAAACGCTATCATTATTCCTAAATATATTAAACTTCCCATTACTGTAATTTTTTATAAGTTACTTTGTTTGATTGTTTCAAAGGATAGATTCCTTCACTTATTAGAGTATCAAATAATAAATCTAACTCTTTGTTTATTTCTCTAGAATTGAGCTTTAAACAGTTCTTGTAACAAATACCGATTGCTTCTTGAATTTCATTTAGTTTAAATCTATTAGCTTTAAGTCGTTTAATCGCTATTATCTTCATTTGCGTCCATTCTAGAGTGTTTGGAATATCCACCGAGAAATACTCTCGGTAGACTTCAAATAGTTCTTTATTTCTCATTTAGCTTATCTATTGCGTTATTAATATCATTTAAACGTTTCTGACGTTCTTTCTTAGCTTCAGGGTACATTTGAGAGTCCCACTCGTTTAAACATCTTTGTAAAATGTTTAATTCGTTTTCTAAAATTTCAATTGCGTAATTCATTACTTAAAAATTAAAATAGATTCAACACTTTTTAACGTTTTTTTACCACCGATAGGCATATAAGGCTTATCTTCATTTGGTAAGTAACCAAATTTATCACCTTGACAAGCAACATAAATGTTTGCGTTACCTCCTAATCCGTAACCTGTTGCTGTGTTTTCTAATTTAATGTAGGTTGTTTTCATAACTTTAAATTTTAATTATAGACAAATATAACTCTTTTTTTTAATATAAGTTATATTTTATAAAAATAATTTAAAGTTTTTTTACTTGTTGAGTAGGTAAAACTCCAGAAGTCTGTCATAATAAGCTAAATACCTACGATTTCCAGATTGAGATTTTAAATAAGAAATATTAAGATCAATGAATTTTTGAGGGTCTGAGATCCGGCCGTGTGTAAGATTAAGGTTTTTAAATTCCTTAATTTCTTTTATTTTACTTTCTAGGTCGATTAATTTCATAGGCAATAAAAAAAAGGCTACCGAAATAGCCTTGATCTGTTTAATTTAAAAATTATGAAAAAGAATGAGATCAAATATAACTATATTTTTGGATATACAATATTGTCTACTCGAATAATATCACCAGAATCAACTTTTTTCTTTAATTGTTGCCAAGTGTAACCGAAAGTTTTTTGAAAATGTGGATAGTCTTTAAACTTTTTCCAGTCACCGCCCCATTCGTAGTCTTTGCTTTTAAAGTACATTACAACCGTTTTAAAGTATGGCGAATTAATATCCCAGTCAATAGACTCAAAAGTTCCGTTATTGTCCTTGTCTCGCAAAATAACGACATCAAAAGCACAACCATAGTTATGAATTGATTCACCGCCACGAGCATTGGTTACTTTCGGACGTTGATTAAACAAAGCGTCTTGTTCTTTATTACTTCTATATACGTGCGAAAAGCGTAATCTAACACCTTTAGGTAAAAGATTATTACATTCTACATAATATTGCTCTAATTCCTTTCTTATGTTAGGATGAGCAAGTTTAATTCTACTTAACGTCAATTGATCCATCTTCTACTTTTTGTGCGTTATAAACTGCAACTGCTCCCAACTTAACAGAAAGCACTTCTAAAGCTATCTTTAATACAGGTCTACGATCTACTAAACCACTTTCAGCAACTGCTAACGATACAGCACCCAAAACAGATGCAATTTTTAAACCTAATTTATTCTTTTTAGGCGTTTTTTCTTGTATTCTTTCTATTATATTCATAACTATTTATTTATTGATTGAGTATATTACCGATTTCGTCAGTTTGATTCTTGAATTCATGGTAATTAAAATCCTTGTTTAGACTATCTTTAACAAAGTCAAGCCCTATGTAAGCAGTAAATTTACCATCTTTAAAAACAGGACAAGCTACCAAACTTTTTATTCCTTGTTCATGTAGTGCAATTCGAGTCGCATTTTCTTTTATATCATTAATGTCGCTATAACACATTTTATTAAGCATTATTTCCTGTAAAAATCTCGGAAATAAAGAAGTCGGTAAATTCTGCAATTGCATAGCCTCGCTACTAATACCCCTGTTACATACTTCATACGCTAAACTTTGATG